CTGTATTATCAACCTTGTTCACTATTGGTTGACTGTCGAGCCAAGTGTGGCAGACTTCAGAGATCTCAACGTTCTTGTGAACGGAGATGACATTATGTTCAAGTGTTATCCAAAGCAGTATCAGAACTGGTTGGATCAGTTACACGAAACGGGGCTAACGCCGAGTCCAGGGAAGAATTTCTTCCACTGGAAATACGGTACTGTTAACAGTGCGCTTTTCTTTTTGAAGAATCGTCGTTGTCAGTATGCTCCCTTTTACAATGTCGGTATGCTACTTGGGCAAAGTAAAGTAGCTAGGGTACAAGATGGTAGTCGAAAACCTGTTCACTACCTTCATGAGAAGACTCTACACGGGGCCTTTGATAAGGTTCATGCAGATAAAAGATTCAAATTCTATAACCAGGAGAAACTAAAGGAGTGTTCTCGCCTGTACGATGGTACAGCGCTTAACTGGTACTTCCCTGCCACAATGGGGGGTCTTGGTATGAAATTACCAGACGGTTGTCGTTTTGTAAATACGACACCGAAGTGTGATGAGGAATTTGGAGTTACGAAGCGGCAATTAGCGCTTGCGTACGGTCTGCGAGGAAAATGGTATCAGGAGGATCTTTTGAAGCCTCCTTTCAAGCCAATTGGACTGGAAGTAGATCCAGATCTCACCAATGGAGTGACAGATTTGCGAAAGCGCACTGTCCTGAAGCCTCAGTTAAGAGGGTGCCCTATGGGACCAGATGCGGAAGTGATGCCTACAGAGGTTCATCCACCGAACTGGAATCTACCTACGACAACTTTGATTGATCGTGAGCAGTTGAAGTACATGTTCAAAGGTCTCGACTTCCACCGCTTTTCCAAGGCGGTGAAGTGTCAGACAGAAGCGTCCCTAAAAATGACCCGAAAGCGTTTGTCTTCAGAAGGCAAGCTTTGCGAGGTCCGCTCCGGACAATTGTACGTATATCCACTGCTGGATATCGATAATCCTCATCTCTATGAGGAGATCGTCTGCTATAAGAGGCGATCTAATCGAGTTGGTCTCAAGTATTTGGAAACCAAAGAAGAGAGAGAAGAAAGAGAATTTCTAGCGTGGTTTATGGAACCACTGCATGCGTTGGAGCCAATTTGCTAGGTCTCCCCGAAGAATTCATTACTCTCAACGGTTATTGTACGAGGTGTACGAGCCGTGGCATTTACAGCCATGATGTGGTTGTGTGATCCTCTATCACACTTAATCCACACGTACCACTGAAGGAGCTTTGTAGAGCTCTGGAATGTAAAGTTTAACTTACTTCAGTGGGATGGGAAAGATGTAAGCCGAAGTTGCTGCACACAAAGAGTGTAGCGAGATGGGTCTATCACAGTTATCTTCCAAATTCGCGTTAAGGAGCGAGCCAAGTATGAGCTTCATTGCCATACGGATGGTCTACAGACTACAACGGAAGGATGAACCCTCAGGTTAGAAAACTGAGGTGCGACTGTATTTAAAACAGACATTTGGAGATCCTGGCGGCGCCAGCTAATCAATCCATCTGCGAGTTATACAGTGAGATGCCATATTGACATGTAGCTTCGATTACCGAAATTATCGTTGAGCACGAAATAGTAAGAGCATTCAATATCATTTGTGATAAGAGTATAGTCGCCGGTGTGGCTTCTGAATCCACACACGAGAGCGGGACCCCATGAATTCTCAAAGGGGGAAGGCAAGCACCATCGCTTCCCGTCGGTCTCAGACGCAAAAGAGACAGCCGAATGTGCAGGCAAAAGCGCAAGGAGCAAGTAGACGATCGCGTGCTGCGTCGTCTCGGGGTAGAGCGAATCGTTCGTTCCGTGGCCAGGATCTCGAAAATCATCCTGGAGGTATTGGTAGGTTGTCATTAGGTTCATCAAACCGATCATCTTTGCGAACTAAGTCGCATATGATTGAAGAAGATGAATATATCGCTGACATCCTCGGGTCAGTTGTTTTCGCTACTACACAGTATGCGATCAACCCTGGACAGGCGTCTACATTTCCGTGGGGAAGTAAGATTGCCTCACTCTATGAGAAATATGAGTTCCAGTCACTCGAGTTTTACTACCGGCGCGAAGTTTCGGAATATGCGACGAATGGGCAGGCAGGTAAAGTCATGCTCTCCGTGGATTTCGATGCGAGTGATGGTCAGCCAACGACGAAGCAACAGGTTCTTGATACTGAACCTCACGTCGATGGAATGCCATGCGCCGAAACACTCGTACTCTCCGTCAGTTGTGCGCAAATGCGTTCACAAGATTCTAGGTATGTGCGTCCAGGAGCACAACCATTGAATACGGATATCAAGAC